AGTCTTATGATGTATTTGTCGCTAAGGGTATCGGCCACTTTGTGTCTGATGATGGTGTACAGTATTGGATTACCACTGAATCTACTTCTACCTACGAGGATTAATAATGATTGATGTTGATAAGAAGGCACTGAAAGGCGTTCTTGATGAACTCTCTAACTCTATGCTTCGTGTGAAGTCTGAGAAGGAGTTTCAAAAAGAAGCTATTGCAGATGCCGCTGAAAAGTTTAATATGAATAAACGCATCCTTCGTAAGATGGCTAAAGTATATCATAACAACTCATTTACTGAAGAAGTAATGGAAATGGAGGAATTTCAGACCTTATACGAATCTGTTGTTATTTAATTGATTGGAGTTTTATATTATGGTTCGTGATGATTTTTTGTGGTCTCAGCTTTATCGTCCTAAAACGATTGAGCAGTGCATTCTTCCTACTGATTTGAAGAATACTTTCCAACAATTCGTAGATAAAGGTACAATTCCAAATATGCTCTTGACTGGCCGAGCTGGAGTGGGTAAAACCACTGTGGCTCGAGCCATGCTTGAGCAGCTCAATTGTGATTATATGATTATCAATGGATCGATGAATGGTAACATCGATACTCTTCGCGTAGATATCAGTCAGTTTGCTTCTTCTATGTCCTTGATGGGTGGAAGAAAGTATGTTATCCTAGACGAAGCAGATTATCTAAATCCAAATAGTACTCAGCCTGCTTTGAGAAACTTCATGGAAGAATTCTCAAAGAACTGTGGGTTTATCCTTACATGTAACTTCAAGAATAAGATTATTGAGCCACTTCATAGTCGATGTACTGTAATCGACTTTAAACTTCCTAATAATGAGAAAGCTAAATTAGCTTCTCAGTTCATGAAGCGCATCAAGAATATCCTTGATACAGAAAAGGTTCAGTATGATGATGGTGCAGTGGCTGAAGTCATTAGCAAGTACTTTCCAGATTGGAGACGAGTGCTCAATGAACTTCAGCGCTATTCTGCCACAGGTAAGATCGATAGTGGTATCCTTGCCAATCTAGGCGATGAAAGCTTTAAGAACCTATTTGGTTATCTGAAGGCTAAGTCGTTTAGCAACATGCGAAAGTGGGTAGGTGAGAATAGTGATATTGAATCTCATGTCTTATTTCGTAAGATCTATGACAATGCTATTCAGTACATTAAACCTGCATCTATCCCTCAGTTAGTGTTGATCATCGGCGACTATCAGTTCAAAGCTGCATTCGTTGCTGATCCTGAAATCAATACTGTAGCATGCTTGACTATGATCATGACAGAGTGTGAATTTGTATGAACCCGTTCGACTTCGTAAATGCTATCAATGATACGAAGAAGAACCTAATGGTAGGAACTGAAAATGATGAATTGGCTGAGAAGGGATATACTCCTTTCATGGTCAATAAGTCATTATCTTATTTTGTTGATACTATTCTATATGCAAATGAAATCAATCAATACGCTCATCTAGATAATAAACTACAGTTTGAATATTATCTAAATGGTATTCCTAAAAAGAAAAGGTTTAGTAAGTGGTCTAAAAAGGTCGAAGATAAAGATATCGAAGCTATAACCCAATATTATCAATGCAACTACACTCGCGCCGCAGAAATCCTATCAATTATAAATAAAGAAGAATTGGATCTGCTAAAAAATAAATTACAAAAAGGCGGAGTGATAAAAAAATGAGTGTAGTTGATTCCCTAGTTGAGGTGAGTCTCTTAGAACAAGAAGATTTCCTTAAAATAAAAGAAACATTGACCCGTATTGGTGTAGCATCGAAGAAAGATAATACTCTTTATCAATCGTGTCATATCCTGCATAAGCAGGGAAAGTATTATATCGTGCATTTTAAAGAATTGTTTATGTTAGACGGTAAACCATCTAATTTCTCTGAAGATGATATGTCCAGAAGGAACACTATTGCTACTCTACTAGAGCAATGGGGTTTACTTAAGGTTGTACGTCCAGAATATATTGCAGAACTAATGGCTCCTATCAGTCAGATCAAGATCATCTCTCATAAAGAGAAAGATGATTGGGAACTAGTCGCTAAATATAACATTGGTCGACGAAAGTAATATAAATAGAGTTTGAGATTGCCATGCCTTCGGGGTGGCACGTTTGGCAGTAGCGCATAAACTGCCAATATATTAACCTTGCTTAACAGGAGGTCTTATGACTAAGACATACTTTGTCCCAAAAAATTGGGACGCCTTCAATTCGTTCTTTGTTGGCTTTGATCACGTCTTCAACGAAGCTTCAAAACTTCATGACGATATCACAAAGAGCATTCCTCACTATCCTCCGTACAACATCAAGAAAATCGATGAGAATAAGTACGCAATCGAGCTTGCAGTAGCTGGTTTCGGTCGTTCTGATATCGAGATTGAGTTTATCGAAGATAAGTTAATCGTTACAGGTAAATCTAATAACGATGAAACTAACCCATATCTTTATAAAGGTATCAGCACTCGTGCTTTTACGCGAACATTCTCTCTAAACGATTCCATCGAAATCAAGGGCGCTGAGATGCTAAATGGCATTCTTCAGATTGTTCTGGAACGTATTATTCCTGAACATAAGAAACCCAAGAAGATCGAGATTAAAGAACCAACTACTACTAAACAGTTTCTTGCGGAGGAAAAATGAGCTTAATCAAAAATAATATTGCTTTAACTTTATTGATTGTATTTAATTGTGCAGCAATGCTAAGTTATGTAATGAAAACGATTCATTAAGACAGATAAAAGAAGGGGAGCCTTTGCTCCCCTTTTCATTAAACTCCTAGAAGTTTAGCATACTCATAAGTATGTTTCTTACGATCTTCTAAACCAAGTGTACCACCATTGATTCTTTTTGTGAGAGCTGTAATGGTTTCATCATTGATACCCTTATCACAGATATCCCAGAGCTTATTCTTATCAAAGAAGAACATAGCAGATTCAAATGCAAGCTCACCAGAAACAATGTCTGGATTAGTAAGCACATCAGGACGGCCAATTGCTTTGGCGAATGCAGCGTAGTTATCTTTACCAGTTAACTGAATGGCACCACGACCGCGATACTTAAAACCATCACCAGAAGCTTCGTCACTATTACCCATACGTCCACCATATACTTTATTGGCAATCTTTTCTGGATTTCTGGCATAAGGAGTAGCAACGGCAACATCAGGGAAATACTTGTGGAAGATCTTTACGAGACCATCAGCACTATAGTTTAGATTCTCCGATAAAGACTTGAAGCCACCACTTTCATGAGAGGTTTGAGCAAAGAAATGAGCAGCACGCACTTTAGGCATCTTCAAAAATTCTACAGCAGCCTTGAGAGTCCCCGGACCCCATGCACCATCAGCAGTTACACCAATCTTACTTTGAAAATCTTTTAAACTCATGCGAGACCCCTTAAATAGTAATTGACTTATTGTTGTTATAATAGTATACTAAGACACCCTCTCACCTATTTATATTGGAAGAACTATGCAATTCTACACTTCCGTCATTCAACGTGGCGACAATATCCTATACAGAGGATACGATAACGGAAAACTTGTGCAGAAGAAGATTCGATATAAACCTTATCTTTTCGTAGAATCTTCTAAGCCATCTAAGTACAAAACTTTACAGGATGTATCCGTTCACAAGATGGATTTTGATTCTATTGGAGATGCTAAGGAATTTGTAGAAACTCATGAGGGCGTTTCTAACTTTACTATTCATGGTCAGAGTCCTCGTTCATTCAATTATCTTTGGATTTATGATAATTATCGTAGTGACATTACGATAAACGTTGATTTTATAAAAACTGTATACCTTGATATCGAGGTTGCTTCTGATGATGGATTTCCTAAACCAGAATTCGCAGATAAAGAAGTCACTGCAATTGGTATGAAGTTTAAGGGGAATAAAATAGTTTTTGGTTGTGGGAGTTATTCCGCTAACGATGATGTTAAGTATATCAAATGTCGTGATGAAGCTCACCTTCTAGATTCCTTTCTCAGAGCATGGCGAGTGATGGATCCCGATATCATTACTGGATGGAATGTTGAATCGTTTGACGTAGCATACCTTATCAATCGTATCAATAAGATTCTTGGTGAGAACGAAGCAAAACGACTTTCGCCTTGGAATATTATTGTAGAAAAGACGGTCAGTCACGGTAAAGCGAATGGGACTTTTATTGCTTATGACATTTTAGGTATTGCTATTCTCGATTACCTTCAGCTTTACAAGAAGTTTACCTATAGTAATCAGGAGTCGTATAAGCTCGATCATATTGCCATGGTTGAACTTGGTGAAAAGAAACTTGATTATTCTGAGTATGGCAATCTATATGAGTTGTATCGAAACAACTATCAAATGTTCATCGATTACAACATTAAAGACGTAGAGCTTGTAGAACGCTTGGAGGATAAGCTTAAACTTATCGAACTTGTCTTTGCTATGGCTTACAGTGCTAAAGTCAACTATGTAGATACTTTTGGTGTTGTAAAGCTTTGGGATATTGTTAGCCACAACTTCTTGTTAGATCGCAACATTGTAGTGACACCAAAGGAAAGTATCCCTGATATTCCGTATGCGATGTTGAATTCGCCAGAAAATCTTATGAATGATTCTATGGAAGAAGGGTCGTTCACTGGTGCATATGTCAAGGTGCCACAGGTAGGAATGCATGAATGGGTTTGTTCATTTGACTTGAATAGCCTGTATCCACACCTTATCATGCAATACAATATCTCACCGGAGACTTATGTTGAACAGGTTCCCGGTCAAAAGGATGTGGACACTTTCCTTCAAGGGGATGCTGATAATTGGAATACAGACCTAATCAAGACTGCTAATCGTTGTTTGTTTCGACGGGATAAGCAAGGGTTTCTTCCTGAGTTGATGGAACTGTATTACAACAAACGAACCATCTATAAGAAGAAGATGAT